GGAAGCTTAAGTGAATACGTTGATATGACAAGGTTTCTCCTGTTGTGGGGAAAGCTTTTTTTGTTTTTACGATTTTCTAACTGACCAAATAACTGACCAAATAAGTCCTCATCTAATTTCTCACTTTCAAAAATGCATTTCCCGCGTCTTTATCAAGTTCTTTAGTGATGTGAGTATACAAATTCATTGTTGTTGAAATATCTTTATGTCCCAATCTTTCTTGGATAACCTTCATACTAAATCCCTGACTTAGCAAATAAGAGGCTGCAGAGTGTCTTAAATCGTGAAATGCTATCTTCTTTAGATTGTACCTTTTTACAATCCTATTCCAGAATTGTGTAACTGACCTTGGGCTGAATGGAGAGCCGTCTATATGTCCAAATAGCAAATCAACATGTTGGCCATTCTCATGCTTAAAACCTTTGTATTCATCCCGTATTTTCATTATTTCTTTCTTGCGCTTTTTCCGGTAGTCATATATTTCTTTCATTGTAATCGGATCAATGGTGACAATCCTTTCTTCTTCATTTTTAGTTGATTTGATTCGTAATCCATGTTTTTTAGTTCTCTGTACAGACTTATTGATTCTAATTGTGTTCAAGTCAAAATTAAGATCAGTATTCATATCTATTGCCATGACTTCCCCACGCCGCAAACTTCCTGTTATAGCTAATATAATCATTAATCTCTGATAGTCGAGTTGTGATTTAATGACCTCAAAAACCTCTGATAGTTCATTTTCATCGTAGAAATCTTTTTGCCTGCGCTTTATTGCAGGTTTTGGGACATCTTCAGAAATGTCTTCTGTTACATATTCAAATTGTTTTGCATATGTGAATAAACTTCTTATACAGCGATGTTGCTTTTCAAGGGCATATTGACCGTCACCATTTTGTTTTGATTTATTTAAAAATCGGATGATATCCCTTGCCTTGATATTTTCAACTTTGGCGTTTTTAAAATCGGGCAAAATTGAACTTTCAATTACATACTCATATGTTTCTTGGGTATTAGGGTCGAGTTTAAAAGGAGCAAACTCAATTTTCCATTTTTTATATAGCTCCTCAAAACGAATATTATTGTCATCGGTGAATTTGCCATCCATATAATCTACTTCTAGACGGGCTAATATCTTTTTGGCTTCTTTATCATTCTTACAGGGAAGTGTTTTAAACTTCCGAATACGTTTTCCTAATGAATCATAGCCCAATTCTAATCGGAATTCATATTTACCTGGTCTGACTTGACGAAAGTTGCTCATACTGCTATACCCCCGTTAGATTGTATTCTTTTGGTTAAACTTCTATGGAACCTTTGATCGTTAAGGTTCCTTTCAAATATTTCAAGACGTTTTGCAGCAAACTCACAGGTAACTTTAAATAAATCGGCAACGTACTCTATTGCAGCCGATCGAAGTTCAGGAAAATCAACCTTCAATAACATGAATGTTGGAACACAAAAGTGATACATAAAATTGTTTGCTTGCCTTTCTTGAAGCTCTTTAAATAAATTTGACATTCTTGTCTGATCTCCAACATGGTGTAAGATATGTTTTAATTCATGACCAAAATCAGCCCACTGCTCTCTAGGTTCAAGGCGACTGTCAAGTATGATTGTGTGCATATTATCGCGTGAATAGCGCCGGCTTTCCATTTGAAGGTAGTGAATTCTAATATCCAAGTTTTCTGCAAATACATCCCTGTCTAATTGTGATGGGTGAGTGATCCCTATCATCTCGTAGAATTTCTGGATTTCTTCTTCAAGATAAGAAAGTTTATAATCCTGCATACAAATCACCTCGAATGTATGTTCTGTTCTAAGTTGAAAAGAAAAGCCCAAAATGGGCATAAATTCATTTTTGTAAATTTATTTTCACCTCAATTTTCTCTCCTATTGGATCAACATTCTCATCACATGCTCCCTTGATAAATAGCTTGACCCAATCAATATTTTCAACTTTCTCTTTGGGAAAGAAGAAAAGTGATCCTTCTTTCTTTACCAAACCATTAAAGGTTCCTCCGACTTTATCACTGTACTCTCTGGAAGCCCTATCTATTTGCTCTCCGGTATTTGTTGTAAGCACTGCTTGGTTAGCAAAAAATTCAACGGTTTTATCTGATGTGTTTTCTGTTTCAAGTTGTACCTCAATGTAACTTTGTTTATCACTTGTGATAGAAGCACGAACCTTTTTAATTTTTACTTTTATTGGTCCGGAAGAAGCCGAAGCTTCTTTATTTGAGACACCAACAAGTGTCATTTCTTTTCCGTTTTCTAATTTAAAAACGTCACCTGGTTTCTCTTCAGATATTGATGATGAACTTTTTTTGTGAGTGTTACTGTTTTCTTGTGATTGCTGTTCTTCTTTTGCTTCGTTTTGGTTGCTACTTCCACATGCCGTTAAAGAAAGTAGTGTCGCAAGTGCTACAATGCACATGCTCACTTTTTTTTTCAATGTAATGTCCCCTTTTAAAATTTGTTATATCTATTTAAACAAACAGAAATCAGAATGAACAAATAAATGCCGCGCGGTAAAATATTGTGACTTCTGTTGATTAATCCCTCTTTTTTGGTTTTCGACCTTTCTCTATCTCTTCAATCATTTTGATAAAGTCTATTATTTTTTCCTTGCTGCTTGGTGAAAAATCGCCACCATTTTTAAAAGACAAAGAAAAACTATCGCTCTCATATATTTTCTCTGCCTCATTCTCCTCTTCACCTGTAATGTAATCGATTGAAACATTATAGTATTTAGCAAGTTTTTTTATCGTGGCAAGGGAGGGTTCGTTGCGGCCTTGTTCATAATAGCCATAACCACTTTTGCTAATGCCCAAGTACTCCGCAAGGTCTTCTTGTGAACGATTGTGTAATTTTCTAAGTTGTCTTAATCTGTCGGGCAATGATGACAACGAAAACACCCCCTAGTTGGTTTTGGTTAGTATTTTACAACTTTCTGTTGGTTATTCATATGGGTTCCATTAAAAAACAACAAAAAATTATCTAAATAGCGTTGACAATCAACTAAATGTTGTTTTAGAATGAAAACAACAAAAAGTTGGAGGTGAGAGGATGAAGCGAAAACACCTCATCAATCTTCGCGAAGAAAAAGATTGGTACCAAAGGGATGTTGTTGCAATGTTAAAAGAAAAGCATAACCTTGATATTACAGTGAGTTATTACGGCATGATTGAAACAGGTAAGAGAACACCTAGATTAGAGTTAGCTCTTGCAATTGCTGATGTTTTTGATGTCAAACCAAATGATATTTTTTTTTACGAAACAAAACAACAAAAAGTTGTTTAAATCAAATATAGCATAGGAGATGAATTGAAAATGCCGATGACAGTTAAAGAAACTGCTGCTTATCTTGGAATATCAACTGACACTATTTATGAGATGGCAAGAGCAAAAGAATTACCACATTTTAAAGTGCGTAATCGTTATCGCTTTGAACAATGGGCGCTTGATGAATGGAAAAGACTTCAACAACAAAGCATTTTAGAAAACATAAGGGAACGAAATTTAGGACAAACATCTAGAACTGGTTAATGTGCTTGATATTATCTTACATCCATTAATTGTATATAAAAATAAGTGATTCTATACAAAAATCAAGGAGGAATACGAATGTCAGTGATTAGCCGTTCAATACGTCATCTTCTTGAAGCTGAGAAGATGACTGGGAGTCAATTAGCTGATGACTTGAATGTATCTGAACAAATGGTCAGCCATATGAAAAATGATCGCAGAAAAATGCCTATTGATATTGCGGAAGCGGCGTTAAAAAAATTTGATCAACCGTTCTTTGCAATGGGCATCATGCATCACTTTTCGGATGGATGTGCGCCGCCTGTTTTTTCAGGAGATAGTGTTGAAAGACATCGTTTGGCTTTTGAAGAAATCATGGTCAATGAGGCACAAGAAATCGTTAAAACCCTTCATGAAGTCAGCTTTGTAAAGAATCCAAAAATTGTGACTGCGGAAGAAAAAGAACGTGTCACAGAAGCCATAAAAGAGCTTCTTGATGTAGAAGCATGGGCTAAAAATTTAGCTGCTTTACTTTGTAAAGAATATGGGATTTCTCTTAAAGAATGTTACCGAAAGCGCCAGATCACTTGGAGAGCGAGAGGATGGATGACGTCATGAAAATGAATCAGTTTCTTGAATCAGATTTGACAATGGCAATAGTCGAGGTCATTTGCATTGAGGAGTTAGCCAGAATACTAGTTAGAGCAGTACATGAAGGGGATTCGGAAAGAGCAGAAAATGCGATTCGGGATATTCAAAAATCCCATAACGAGCTTAATAGATTACGAGAAAACAAGCGGAAATTTTCGGATGCTATGAAGATTATGGAACAATCTCAATCTCCTACAGAACTAATCGAAAAATTGGAAAGGATGTTTTAAATGAAATTTGTTTTTACTGTAAGCCAGTTAAAGAAAGGCTCAGAGATTCGCGAAGATTGCAAGAAAATGAAAGAAAATCCAGCTTTACTTTTACTTGTAGAAGCAGATATCAGAAGGGCTTTAGAAATGAAAAAGCAGCAAGCCGGCACGCTCACTGCTTCAACCAAAGACGTTGTGAATTCATTATAAAACTTTATCTGAAAATCGGCAAGCCAGCTTGTGCTTGTCGTCATGGCTGGGGACGTATCAATTCCATTTGTATACCCTCCATATACTGTCCCTGGCTGTGACGATGCGCGCAAGCATCAGAAAGAAGGTGAAATTATGGGAGCAACATTTGATTCTGTAGAGGAACTACTTCATGCAACAAAAATTGCTGGAGAACTACGTATGGCGATCTGTGTAGCAAAGACAAAAGCTGAGTTGCTATCTGATTCAGACGATATCACTTTGCTTCAGGATGCATTAGAAGAGGTCGCCCGCGAACTTTCTGAGACGTTAGACAAACACAAATTGTAAGGGGGAAATCGAATGGATCATCCAATCATCACTCAAATTGAGCGTACGGGCTATCCCGCGTCTGTTCCAAAAGATGATGAAAAAGTCAGGGATTTCTATGGTGAAGAGGTATCCCTGGCTCATGAAGATTATGTCTTTGATAAAAATCAAGGCGAAATCATCTTTATCGATAACCTGCCGCGCTATTTAAAAGAGGAGCTTGAATTTGAATTTCATTCAGGAAAATAAAAAAGCTCACTTTGCCGAGTGAGCTTCGAAGGTGGTACGAAAATTTGGTTAACAATAGTTTACTGTATCACCTTCCAAAAATCAATCCTTGGAGGTCTTTGACAAATGAATGAGGTTATTTTCTCTGAACCATTTAGTGAGCGCCGCCGTGATCAGATTAATCTAGTGACAGTAGGCGGTTCAATTTCATTTGATATAAGAGGCAATGAATGCTTTCTCTTTCCCACTGAAGAGGCACGCAATGAATATCTTGCTCTTAAATCTAAAGGAGAAGAAGGGCGTGTTGTGAAATGAAAAAGGAAATCAAGCTGCTAAGACTGGAGCTTCTGAATTTTAAAGGGATTAACCAATTCACCCTTGATACACGAGGAGAGAACGTGAAGGTCTTTGGTGATAACGCAACCGGAAAAACAACTTTATTTGATGCTTTTATTTGGCTCCTATTCGATAAGGACAGCCAATACAAACAAGATTTTGCGATAAAGACGCTCACCAAAGAAAACGAAGCTATTAGTGGTCTGAATCATACGGTTGCCTGCTTATTTTTGATTGATGGTGTGGAGTTATCTCTAAAAAAGGTTTACTCGGAGAAATGGACAAAAAAGCGGGGAAGCACTGAATCTGTATTCTCTGGCCATACTACTGACTATTTTATTAATGAGGTGCCAGCCAAGAAAAAAGATTTTAATGCTCAGGTCAGTTCAATTATTGCTGAGGATAAATTTAAACTCATTACTTCGCCATCATTTTTCAATGAACAATTGAAATGGCAAGATAGGCGGAAAATTTTGCTTGAGATTAGCGGTGATATAACAGCTGACGAAGTGTTCAAGGAAAACCCTTCGGTGACTGCTTTAGAAAGTATATTAAATAAACGTTCTCTTGAAGATCATAGAAAGGTTATTGCCACAAAACAAAGTGAGATAAATAAACAGTTACAGGCCATACCGGTTAGAATCAATGAAATTCAGCAATCAGTCGAGGATACTTCAAATCTTGATGAGCAGGAAATTTATGACGAGATAAATTTTCTTCAAAGTGAAATTGAGACATTGGAAGATGAGGCCCGTGCAGCGCGAAATGGCGAAGCGATATCCGAAAAAAGGACAAAGATTCTCCAACTTGAGAACGATCTCCAGGTAATAAAAAATGCTCATCAAGAAAAAGATTACAGCAAAATCAGAGAGGTCACAGAGAGAATATTTCCTTTACAAAACAGGCTCAATGAAATCTCTTTGGAAATTAAGTCGCATAAGCGGCAGTTATTACACGAAAAAGAAAATCTAAATCGGTTAAATACGGAAATCCAGTCGCTGCGCCAGAGTTGGCACGTTAAGAATGCAGAGACGTTTGATCAACATCAAACTGAATGCCCTACATGCGGCCAGGAATTACCGCAAGAACAGATTGATAAGGCTTTTGAAAATTTTAATCTGAATAAAAGCCGAGCATTAACTGAAATTAATGAACGAGGTCTAAAGCTAAGTGTTGAAAAAGAGAAATCAGAGGCCGCTATCAAGGAGCTAGAGTCAAAGATTACAAATTTACAGGCTTCCTATGAAAGTGAAGAAGAAATTTTTCTATCACTTCAGAATGAATTAGAGTCCGCTCAAAAGGATAAACCAGATATTTCAACCGATCCACATTATCAAAATAAACAAGCTGAAATTGAAGCTGTACGCAAGGAAATTCAGCAATTGGAATTGTCTACGGATGAAGCTGTTCAGTTGATTAAGGATAAGATCAACGGTAAAAAACAAGAGATTTTACTGTTTCAAAAAGATCAGGCAAAAATTTCACACGCTAGGCAGGTTAATGAGCGGATTAAGCAGCTTGAACAGGAGCAAAAAGACTTATCAAAGCAATATGAAAAGCTGCAGCATCAACTCTTTTTGATTGAGGAATTTATGCGTACCAAGGTAAATCTACTGGAAGAAAAGATAAACAGTAAGTTCAAATATGCCCGTTTTAAGCTCTTCAAGGATCAGATCAACGGAGGTCTTGAAGAGACATGTGAAACGTTATATGAGGGCGTACCTTATTCATCCGGCTTAAATAATGCCGCACGCATTAATGTTGGACTGGATATCATTAACACCCTAAATGATTATTATGGAATTTCTGCTCCGATTTTTATAGATAACTCTGAAGCGGTGACATCATTGATTGACACACATTCACAGATTATCAGCTTAAATGTTTCGGAGCAGGACAAGCAGCTTCGGGTTGAAGTTGAGGATAACTCGCTTATCAAAGTGGATTGTGAGGTGAGCGTATGAGTGAATTTGTGACTGTAAAAGTAGTTTCGGGCAAAGGCTGGGAAGGGTTTCGCCGTGAGACTTTGTTTATAAACGATATAGAAGTTATGCATGTAGGTCCGCTTTCTGAATGTCCAGAGGACGCAATTTTAGAAAGGGATTTAGTCGGGCCTTCCGATTTCTCTGATCTTCTTAAAAGCTTCTTGATCGAGCATAAGGGTAAGAGAGTGAAATTTGTATATGAAGAAGAGGAGGGTTCAAATGAATAATCAGAATCAATTGGCAATCATTCAAAAAGATATTACTGATGATGTAAACAAAAGTTTAACCAGATTGCAGGATGATGGTTTAGTCCTGCCTTCTAACTACAACGCAAGTAATGCTTTAAAGAGTGCGTTTTTTAAACTACAAGAAGTAAGAGATAAAAACGGAAAGCCAGCATTGGAAGTGTGTTCTAGGGAATCAATAGCGAACTCTTTGTTAGATATGGTTGTTCAAGGTTTAAGTCCAGCAAAGACACAATGCTACTTCATAGTTTATGGTAATCAACTACAACTTAACCGTTCTTATTTTGGTACACAAGCTGTGCTTAAACGGCTGACCAATGTCAAGGATATTTGGGCAAACGTAATTTTTGAAGGTGATGTATTCGATTACGAAATTGATGGCGGGCGCGAAAAGCTACTTAAACATGAAACCAAATTTCAGAACAGAGACAAAGATGTTTTAGGGGCTTATGCAGTTATAAAAACAATAGAAGATGAAGAAATATTAACTGTTATGACGCGTAAAGAAATTGAAACATCATGGAGTCAAGCGAAAACAAAGAGCGTTCAAAATAAGTTTCCACAGGAAATGGCTAAAAGAACTGTTATCAATCGTGCCGCAAAAGCTTTTATAAACACAAGTGATGACAGCGATTTACTTGTACAGGCGATTAATAATTCAACAGAAAATGAATATGACAACGAACGAGTGGACGTAACTCCAGACGAAGTACAAAAGCAAATCGAGGAAAATGCAAATTCGGAAATTATTGATATGGAATATGAGAATTCGGAAACCCAGCAAGATCAACCGGAGGATGACTCAAAACCATCTGCTATGAGTGAGGAACCACCATTTTGATTGAGATAGAAGCTCTGTCATCGAGTAGTAAGGGGAATTGCTATCGGATCACCGATGGTAAGACCCCGCTTCTTTTGGAATGTGGCATCAGCTTTAAACAAATGCAAAAGAGCTTTCAGTTTAAAATGTCTCAATTCGCTGGCTGCCTTGTCTCTCATGAGCACGGGGATCACTGCAAAGCAATTAAGGAGGTTCTGAAAGCCGGCATTGATTGTTATATGTCTCCCGGGACGGCCGAAGCAATTGGCATTTTTCATAACAGAATAAAGCCCGTGCCGGTAAAACAGCCGTTTAAAGTTGGTTCTTGGTCTATTATGCCCTTTGACGTGCAGCATGACGTGGCGCAGCCGTATGGCTATTTATTGGCCAACCAGGACGGAGACAAACTTTTATTTGCAACTGATACCTATTACATTCGCTATAAGTTCCCGGGTTTGACCCATATCATGGTGGAATGCAATTACTCCATCGACATACTGAATGAAAATATTGAAAGTGGCCGTACTCCGGCATTTATGAAAAAACGACTCTTACGGTCGCACTTCAGCTTAGAAAATGTCAAAGAGTTTTTGAAGGCAAATGATCTTCGAAAGGTACAAGAAATATGGTTGCTTCACTTATCGGATTCCAACAGTGATGAGCAACTATTTAAAAATGAAATTGCCAAACTTACAGGAAGGGTTGTCTATGTCCCATGAGCGATCTCTTTTTAACAAAGTATCCATATTGCTATGTGTCGTTAGCAAAGACAGCGGCTCCACATATGAGAAAAGAAGTACTGGTCGATTACGTAAAGGCGTTTATTCGGAAAAATGAGCCGCAAATTCAGCTTGTATATATAAAAGGTACTTATGCCTTGTGTAAAAGAAAATAGACCATTTGAAAAGGAGAAGATGGATATGCAGGGGTGGATTAAGCTTCATCGCAAATTGAGAAATAATCCTGTGTTTAATAACCCCAATTTATTAAGACTTTGGCTTATTTGTTTGACTGAGGCTTCCCATACTTCCAGGAAACAAATGATAGGGAATCAGGTGGTCGATTTATCCCCTGGCCAATTTGTAACCGGCCGTTTTGATATAGCTGAAATGTTTAATGAAGGCCTAAAAAAAAGTGACAGAGTTTCGGGAAAAGCAACGGTCTATAGATGGCTTGAAAAATTACAAGAAATGAATTTTTTGAGCATCAAAAAGACCAACAAATTTTCGATCGTAACCATTAATAATTGGGTGCTTTATCAACAAGAAGGTCTACAAAATGATCATCAAAATGAACATCAAATGAACAACAAAAGATCATCAAATGAACATCAAATGATCACAAACAAGAATGTAAAGAATGAAGAAGAGGAAGAGAACCTCTCAGCTTTCCAACAAATTGAAAATAAATTTTTACAGCGGAAAGGCAGCTTGTTTTTATCGCCTATGGATTCGCAGTCAATCAACAGACTTCTTAAAGACCAAATTCCTTTGGGAAACATTCTGAGATGGATTGATGAAATATTCGATGAATACAAGCCGAGACATCGTGCCGATACCATCAAATCTTTTGCTTACTGTGAAAAAGGTATTCTCGATCGATGGGCCAAGCTTCAGCGACAACAATCGAACGTCAAAGAGTTCCCTAATAAGAAAAAACAAAACAGCTTCGATGCATTGGCCGAATACGCCAGAGAGCACGGTATTCAGATGGGGGGATAAACGTGGAAGTGAACCAGGCAATGGAGATCCTGCAAAGAATAGCTGCTGCTTATACAAAATTTGATTTAACCGGCGATGTTGGTAAAAAGCGAATTGAACTCTGGATTGATCATCTTAGCAAATTGCCATATGAACCGGTTCTCGCGAAAGTGGACGAGCACATTTTAAATAACAGGTTTCCACCATCTATTGCTGAGATTAAAGTCAGACAGCCAGAGAAAAACGCATTTTTAGCAAAACAGAAAGAGTGGGAACGCCATGCAAAATATTCTCCAAAACGTTGAAGCTGAACAGGCTCTGCTCGGCTGCATTCTCGTAGAAGGTGACCTGATCAAAGAATTGTCTTTGCAGCCCGAGCATTTTTCTGAAACGAGACATCAAGTCATTTTTAAAGCCATGCGTGAGGTTCAAAAGCTCGGAAAGTCCGTTGATATGGTTACTACGGTTACAAAATTAGGCGATTCCGTTGAGCAAGTAGGCGGCCTTCAATATTTAACGGACTTAGGTAGTGCAGTGGCCAGCACCGCCAATTTCTTGGCTTATCAGACATTGATTTACGATGCTTATAGATTGCGAGAAATGAAAAAGACCGCGATTGAGTTCGCAAACACTCCGACCGACGACGGGATCACAGAGCTGTACAAACGAGCAATGGAACTTCAGGAAATCGGCATTGAAAAAACTCGAACGAAACAGGATGTCCTCATGGAGATTTACAATGACATGCATGAGGAGAAGGAGGACATCACGGGCATCAACACTGGATTAATCGATTTGAACGCTATGACAGGCGGCTGGCAGGATGGTGACTTAATTGTGTTAGCCGCCCGCCCATCGATGGGAAAAACCGCTTTTGCATTACACATGGGGAAATCAAATTGTGAGAAGGGCGGAGTGACCGACATTTTTTCACTTGAAATGCCGGACAAGCAATTGACTCATCGTCTACTCAGCAATCTTGGGAACATCGAGGGATCGAAGTGGAAAAACCCCCGAAAATTCTTTAGCGATCACGATTATGAGAATGCAACGAAAGCCATTGGAGAATATGAAAAATGGAATATCAACATTCACGATCAACCTGCTCAAACACTTGCAGATATACGTTCAAAAATTCGAAAGACGAAAAAAGAAAATCCAGATAACCAAAAGCATTTGGTCATCATCGACTATCTGCAGCTTATCAGAGCTATAGGGAAGTATGAAAGAAGGGACTTAGAAGTCGGGAGTATTACTGCGGAATTGAAGGAAATGGCCCGGGCATTCAAGATCCCTATCATCCTTCTTTCTCAGTTATCCAGGGCGGTAGAGCAGCGGCAAGATAAGCGGCCGATGATGTCCGATTTAAGGGAATCCGGAAGCATTGAACAAGATGCCGATGTCGTCATGTTTTTGTACCGCGATGATTACTACAACAAGAATTCTGAACTAAAAAACATCATTGAAATTGATCTTGCCAAGCAGCGAAACGGTCCAACTGGCATGATACAGGCCAGCTTTATCAAGGAGTACGGAAGATTCATAAACCTTGCCAGGCAGATGGATGCCAGTTTGGTTGGATAAGAAGGGAGAAATTGTTTTTGATTGAAAAATCAACGATGACCGCCGCCAGTGAGCGGCAGGATTATTTGATTCATGAGCTTATTCGATATGGTCAATATGAAGCAGATGATGGCCGTCAGCTCTATGAGCTACCGCTTGCCGAGCTTGAGCGGCTTCACATAAAAGTGAAATGTGATTTTGGCCGTAAAATGTCATGCGAGGCGGGAGATTGATGAGTGTGTTTCAATCACTACGATGTTTAGCATTTATTATTATTCACGCCAGAAGAGAAGATTCAAAGTTTCATAGCTGGCTATCTGATGACGGGAGGTAGAGGTTATTGATTAGAATTGGCGATTGGGTTTATATAATTACACGAAAATACAAAGGAAATGCATTTGTTGTGCGCAGAGAGCAAGATGTGCTTTTAGTCCAGATCCCTTCTGGCACTCTATCATGTGTTTCTATTCATTCTGTAACGAAACTCGATGAACGACTGAGAGACAAAGATTTTCAAATGCTCATTGATCTTGCCTTGGATTTGGGAGATAGAAAATGGTTTGACGAGTTGGCAGAGCGACGCCGGGAGGTCATGAGATAATGCCGAGGTTTTTCTTTGCAATCGTGCTTCTGAATTGGAACATCGGCTTTGAAATTCATTTAGTCAACGGAATGAGATTGGTCAGATTGACCTTTCTGCCACTCACATTATTTATCAGAATAGGAGAGCCACAGAAATGATTGAATTCACGATTTACGGAGAACCAGTTGCGCAAGGGCGTCCCCGTGCAACGACTATCAACGGAATGGTACGGATGTATGATCCTAAGAAATCAAGAGATTTCAAGCAGTATGTGAAATTGGCCGCTTCTGATCATCGCCCTCCTAATCTATTCAAAGGGCCGTTGGAGTTAGAAGTAAAGGTTTATAAATCGACTCTTAAGAGTTTTAGCAAGAAAAAGGCCGCTGCAGCTGAAAGAGGAGAACTCCGGCCCAGCAAAAAGCCGGACGTTGATAACTATATCAAGGGTATCAAGGACGGCTTGAACAAAGTGCTATGGCAAGATGACAGCCAGATTGTTGATTTGCATGTCAGTAAATTTTATAGCGAGAAACCAAGAATTGAAATTAAAGTTACCCCATTATCCCAGGAGGAGGAACAATTATGTCTTTCATTGATTTCAAAGCAATTGTAAAAAAGGTGAATATGAAACCGAAGGGCTTAACGGAAATTACCTTGGAGGTCAATAGTGCGGATTTAGACGGGAAGATTCAACACCTCTCTGAAATGATTGATCAAAAAGTTGAATCTCAACTGGAATCAACACTGGTCAATTATAACGTTGAAATCAATCCTAACACGAACAAACCTACAACCAGCTATAAGGTTGATCAGCATGGAGTAGTATCAGAGGTTGAGCCGCAGCCCGAACAACTTGAGGCTGAGCTTGGGTTGCCTAAAGAAAACATTCCAACCAAAAAAGAAAAACGACAGATTGAACGAGCCATTATAGAGGAGTTTATCACCAGCGGAATGGCGCCTAATTTTGAGGAATTTCCGAGCGACTTTCCTAATTTCGTGAAGCGCAAAATTGAAGGTGAATCCTATAGCAAATTGGCGTCGGAGCTTGACATCTCTTCGGGCAAAATTGTTGATCTAATGGATCAATATTTCGCGAAAGTTGCGCCGCTTGCAGATACATGGTGGGACTGGAAGCAAGACCAGGACGCAGAAGCGGAGCCGCTATTCAAGCAAGAAAACGATGCGCCGGCTGAAGAAGACTCGTCAGCTGAAAATGACAGCCAGGATGACCAGGAAGATGAGGAACACGGTGCTGCATGATCAAACACAATGGTATTTGCTTTTTCGCATAGAGGAAGAGGATGGACAAGCCGTCCACCTCTATGCACCTATTAGCTAAAAAAAAACCGAAGCGATTGCTCCGGCTATGGTACACAATATGGGCACTTCAATCATAGCATAGGGAGCGATGCAAGTGAACCGTCCAAGAGAGTTAGACATCAATCAGGATTTTTCAGTTAATAGCAAAATTCAAAGTGGGAAAGTAACTGTCATCGTTTTAGATGGCGTTAACGGTGTTGCTTACGAAGCAGAGGCGCCGGAACATGGAAAAACGATCATTGAAACAGCGAAGGGTGACTTTGCCCGAGTCGATTATCGAATTGGTTACAAGATTAAATAGTAAAAGTGGTTTAGCCGTCCTTATGGCAAATGTGTAACTTAGAAAAAAGGGGGAAGAGTACTTCTGTTTATTTTTAAGTGAGACTTAATTTGCACTTGTATATATATTGGTTGCCAAAAAACAGTTTAAAGTGTAAAATGGTTGCAAAGAATATGGGATAGGGAGTGTTAATTTGGATATTGTTTTTCCTATTAATGCAAAAGAAATTATAAATAAAGAAATACCCTTAAATATTCGTCGCAACTTTGTTAATTTAATACAAACTGGTTATGACTTAGTAACACAAAGTATGAATGAGACATCTTTTTTTAAATGGGATATTGGAAAGAGGCATAGAGGTTACTTAGACCATATTGCAGTGGAATATGTTCTTTATGAGGCAGCATTAAACGGAACAGTTAATTTAAAACCTTCTGTAGTACCTAATTCTAATCGTTCGGCTTTGCATCTTGAGTTAGAAAGTCAGAATATGAAATTGACAGTAAGCCGTGTCTCAGATAAATTTAAAACCGCTAGAAATGCTAAATTTAGATCAATACTCCAAAAAAGCAATCAACTATATTGGACTGAAACAAATGAAATAAAGGAAGAACCTGCTTATTTACAGTTAACTCATGGAAATGAAGACGGAAAATTGTCATTTGCTAATCTGGGGATACCTGATAATAAAGGTGGATGGTATGATTTTCTTGATTTAACTAAGGAGTTACATATTGTCAGGAAAAAATTACAAGAGGAAAATGAAATTAAACCTGAACAATTGGTGGGTTTTAAAAATTTTGCTCAAGGAGTGCTAAAAAGTGGAGGATCGTCTTAAACGATTCTCGTCCATAGTTCCGGAAAGAATAAAGATGGGACGAGAAGCCAGAGGACTAACAACCAGAGAATTTGCAGAAATGATCGGAGTTTCTCACCAAATGATATCTAAGTATGAAAAAGGTCAATCAATTCCAGGATCACAAGTTCTTGATAAAATGGTTAAGGAATTGAACCTCCCGTTTAGGTTCTTTTTGAAAACTAAGAAGGTAGCAGGAGAAGACAAAACAGTTTTCTTTAGAAGTAGAGCAGTTTCTTCTGTCAAATTAAAAAAAATACATGAAATCAAACTTGAGTGGTTAAAGGAAATTCAATATTATTTAGAGGATATTCTTGATTTTCCAAAAGTGAACTTTCCTAATCTTATTAATCAAAAAAATTTTTTTCAACCAGTACATTTTGAAGAAATTGATGAACTGGCAATGACCCTGAGAAAGTTTTGGAATCTAAATGAAGGTCCGATAAGTAATCTACTTTTGTTATTGGAGAAAAACGGTGTAATAATTAGTAAAGTAAATTTTTCAGATATAAAAATCGATGCCTGTTCTGAATGGGATGAGAATGGAAGACCCTTTATTCTTTTAGGGAATAATAAACAATCGTCATCAAGAACTCGATTCGACTTAGCACATGAATTAGGTCATTTAATTTTACACCGGTATATTAAAAAAAGTGAATTTAACAATAAACAAATATATAAAAGAATAGAGGAAGAAGCTGATCGATTTGCTTCAGCATTTCTTATGCCTAGATCTTCGTTTATTGAGGAATTTGTAGGATCTTCCTTAGACTTTTTTGTTTTAATGAAAAAGAGATGGAAAGTGTCAATTCAAGCTCTTGTTTACAGGGCATCAGATTTGGGTTTAATATCTGATTATCAAAAGTCTTATCTATGGAGGCAAATCTCTAGTAAGGGATGGAGAAAATCAGAACCATTTGAAGAGCTTATTGTAGAGGAACCTGTAGTTCTAAAACAAGCTTTTGAATTAATAATTAATCATGAAGTGAAGAGTAAAGGACAATTAGTTGATGATTTGTCTTTAAATCGTGAGGACATAGAGGAGTTATCTAATGTTGAAAAAGGATTTTTGTTAGAATTTAATGAAAAGCCTTTGGAAGATAATATTATTAACTTCAAAATTTAAAAGTCCAAGACGGAGAGCCTGCGGACACTAAACCAGCGCAAAAAAGCGTTTGTTTAGTGTCTTTTTTATTTTAAGGAGGGGTGGATCTTGTTAGCTAAACAATTGGCTTTTCTGCCGCCTATAGACGAAAAAGAAGTCAGAAACACGATTATAAGGGAGTTAAAAAGATATAAGGCTTTGAAGGTCCAACTTGAAAACCGGAAAGAACGGGAAACAGCCGGGATGAATAACCTTTTCCCGCAGCTAAGGGACCAGCACTCTTTAAATGAATTGAAAGTTTGTCAGATGGATAGGGCGCTTAAACAAAGCCTTGATGATGATGAATTAAAGATTATAAAGGCCAAGTATCTCTCTCCCCAAAAAATAAAGGACATTGAGATTTATATGGAGATGGGGCTGAAAAAGGACAAATACTATCAGGTCAAACGGCGGGCCATTTATAATTTGGCGACAGCTCTCGGGATAATCTGAGGGCTGTTAAGAACAAAAAAAGCAGACTCTTATGAGTCCGCGAATTTTTATCCGAAAGCTCCATTTTCAGCTACTTTTATAGTTGTTGTCTTGACTAAGTTGTCACTCGGTGTATGAACAGCTCCTAATAACATAAAGCTTGTAAATGATACTGTAGCCAGGGTGATCAGGAATTTTTTCATCAGTCAATCCCCTCCGTTAATCGTTGGATTTGGTCTTTGGCAATTAATGCTTTCTCAAAATATTTCGCCGCAAGTGCCTGGTGTTCCTTCTTTTTGAAGTGTTTACCTGCATTTTGTGACAATTCCGCAACATCACTCCAGAGGTTATTTTCCTTGAGAACATTAAATCCTTTCTCTAATGATGTCTCGTTTAAATCCATATATAAAGATTTTATGATATTCAGTTTGGCTTCATATGTTGTTTCTCCAGCTTTAGCAGCTTCATAGATTGCTTTTTTGTACCATTCTTGCGCCTCTTCAATAAAACCCTTTTTACAGAGCACCCGGGTTAACATATACATACTTCGGACAGAATAAACTGATCTTTGATGCTCTGGAATATCCAATGCTGATTCAAAGGATTGTCGGGCCTCGTCTAACTTTTCCTGTCTTTCATAACATATGCCAAGGTTGAAATATCCCAGGGCTTCAGCCCTTTTTTCATTTGCTTGAGCAGCATCCTTAATTGCTCTTTTGAAAATGTCTTCAGCTTCATTGTATTGAAGTAAATCCATTTTGTTACAGGCAATAACCATTTGACACGTTGCTGCTCTATTGGAATACATACCGTTTGCTTTAAAACTCTCTAATGCTCTTTCAGCATGATTTAAGGAAAAATAATTTTGCCGAATTTCATAGTATGCAATGGCAACTTGATAATTGAACTCTGCCATTTCGATTTCGTCAGGGATTTTATGTAGACGACTTTCCGCGATTCTATAAAAATTAATGGCTTTGGTAAATCTTTTTTTATAAAACTCATACAATCCAGAAAAGAAATAGAAATAGTACTGAATCATATCATCAGTACAGGATTCTAAAGCTTTTGATTTGATATCGTTTAACAGATCTCCAGATTCTTTGTAATTCTCAGTCATCAGTTTAAATCGTGAATCTATAAGGTTAAAATATAACAGTACATTTTGATTTTCCTTCATATTAGGCAGTATATTTTTAATTTCTTCCCGCAGTTTAGTAGCATTTTGAATATTGTTTTGTCTAATAAAACAATACCAATCATTAAGCATTTTACCGACTTTCTCAAACGCAACTTTAGCTTCCAATGCCCCCAGCATCCTTTCATATAGTTGTTTTTAAATATTCAAAAAATTAATGTCTGGTCTTTTCCTTTTTCTGCATATGATTCATTTTACATAAAGGATCATTTTTTGACAATGATTTTCCTTTTTTGGCATTTGAAAATAACAAGTCGAACGTGTCAGGGTATAAGACCTACTCAATAAGATTCATTTTCATGTATTGACAGGATTTATTCACCAATTCTTTTCTATAAAGTGGTAAAATATTTCGTGGTATGTCACTTTAGTATTAGAGGAGAATGCTATGAAAACTCTTGATGTTCAGGCGTTGCACAAAGCCATTGATCAAACGCTGGAACAATTAAAACATCAATCAGACGAAATCGCCAAAGTCCAAAAAAGCGTTGAGGAAATCACATCACTTGACGATGCCTTAAAAGGAAAAGGCGGCGACGCGATCCGCGCCTTTTACGAGGAATGCCACACTCCTTTTCTACAGTTCTATGATACTTTCATAGAGGAATACAGTTCCACGCTGAAGAAAATGAAAAGCTCGCTGAATTCGCTGGAACCAAACCATAACGGGTTTATTTCGCAAACCTTTCTTGAGCACGAGCTGGAACAAGGATTGAATGCTGCGGACCGCACAACTAAACACCTGGTGTCCAAAGCCAACGCCACGATCTCGAAGGTCAGCCATATTGTCGATTTGCCTGATTTGAATGACAGCGGTTTTCACGAACAGAATCAGAAAGCCTTAAAGGAAATCAATCAGACAATTGAAAAGCTGCACACTTTTGACCGCGAACAGACAAGCGCTCTTAAAACCGCTGAAAACGACCTGGAAACGATGCAGAGATACATAACCAGGCTTGAAAAAATGTACACAGGGCCTAAAATTGAAATTACCGGTTACCAAAAAGGATCGATTTTAAAGCCGGATGAGATGGATGCTTTGCGTGGTGGCCAAGACACAGCGATGGGCGTCATGTTGGATAAGCTGGATAAGAGATCGAAGCTTGAAAGAGAAGTTAGCGAGGTTAGCAAACAAGATAATAAAATTGCTAAACTAAAGAAGAAGCTTGATGATTACAATTTTTCAACGGCTTCAGAGTTTTATGAGATGGCCACGGAAATTGGCTACGAGAACCTTTCCCCTTGGCAACAGCGATATTTCAATCAAATTGAAGGCGCTCGTGATTTTGGCAACGCAATTAAAGGAAGTGCTGAAGGACTCAAAAATGCAGTTGTCGATACTGCGGTAGGCCTATGGGACATGGTCGTTCACGCAGACGAAACGATTGAGGGCATTAACTTTACACTTCATCATCCTGATGTCACATTCAATATTATAAAACAAGGAATTGAAGACTCGTATCAACGAGATGTCGTCAATGGTGATTCTTACACCCAAGCCAGATGGTTTAGCTATGCCATTGGAATGGTCGGTACATCGATTGTTGGCTCTAAAGGCGTTGACAAAGCAGCAAAAGCTGCCAAAGCGGGGAAGATAGGGCAAGTCGCTGCCAAAGCAACTAAAGCTTCTAAAAAAGTATCGAAACAAGCTTTGGAAAAAAGCCTAGCGTCTTTCAAGAAATCGATGCAAAGGGTCGCTTCAAACATAAAAGGAATTCAAATACACAACCCTTTTGCGCCGCAAGTTCAGTTTGCAGGTGGGGGTAAAGTCCCTTATCATGCCCTTAGTGGGGAGCATATAAAAGACAGTCTTATTCAGTTTGCGAAGAAAGTTTCTGATATAAGCAGAAAACCGTTTACAGGAAAAAATATAAATGTACCTTGGTTAAATAAAGGAAGATTTGGCGCAGTAGAAATAGAAGGGGAAGTAAATACAGCCGGAAAAAACAAGAATATTAACCGAAGAGTTTATACACTTAAGGATATTGACATAAACCAAAAGGACCGAAAAGGGAAAACCAACCTTCAGCGAATGAAAAAAGGAAATGCCCCTTATGCTAAAGATGGAACACTAGTCAACCTTCATCATTTAATTCAAGAAGAGCCAGGTCCAATGGTTGAAATCCCTTCCTCAGTACATCAGAACAATTTTAAAGTTCTACATGGTCTGAAAAAAGGTGGCGAGAGTTTTAGGAACGATAAAGAACTTCGGCTACAATATAACAACTTTAGAAAAAGGTATTGGAAATGGAGAGCAGAACAGTTTGAAAATTAAATTTGGTAGGTGAATAAAATGGATTACTCAAAAGTTCAAAATTTCATTGAAAAATATGCAGAAGAGGATGATTTTACAGGTGGCGTGAGTGAAGATAAGATAGCTGATATCGAGCATCACCTCAATGTTGTTCTTCCCGAAAGTTATAAATGGTTTTTAAAAAACTATGGCTCAGGTGGAATTTTCGGTGTGGAAATAATCGGATATGACCTTGAGGGGGCCTATGTTGTAGAGCAAACTGAGGACTATAGGAAATATTATGATTTACCCGATGGGATAGTTGTAATAGAGTATGTTGATGAGTTCTCCTATTGCCTCGATACAAATAAAATGGAAGACGGAGAGTGTCCTGTAATTGTATGGGCTAATGACGCAGGTTACGGAGATGTTGTTGCAAATAATTTTCTAGAGTTTTTCATGGAAGACCTGAAGGAGTCTAAAGAAAACTGGGAAGAAGAAGAAGAGTGGGACGATGAAGAATAATTTAATATATTCAAGCACTTAATCTCTGATTGAGTGCTTTTTTTTATGTTCCAATCCGATAAAAATCCGACAAAAAGGGGGATAAAATGGGGGACTTTTTCTATTCCACTTTGTCATACGATAGAGACAAGAAAAACGAACGTGAATATCGAGTCCAAGAAGGAGAGCCTGCGGACACTGATCTTTTGCACACGGATGTTGTGCAGCTGATTGGTGGCCGCTTTTTTAT